TCTGACACCCATGAGCATACTTGTATGCCGCCTGTGGGTCGGCGGCGACGGTGTAACCGTCACACAATGTAACATCCAGGCCGGCCAACTGGTCAAGCACCTCCTGGTCCTACGGTCTGCTGCAGTTGACTGCACCTCGCCGTCGCAACGGAATCTTCGATTGTCAAGGTTCTGAGAAGACGGGACAGCCTGAAGGGTCACCGGCTGTGTCTGATGGTTGAAGATCGAGACTCTCCTCCCCCTTAACAGGGAGAGTCGAGAT